CGCTCGATAGACACTAAGGTTATGCCTAACCGAAGTAGCCATCGATTTAACCTCACCATACATAGCTGAAAGAAATAATCCGTAAGGATTACATTTTAACTTGCGAATAACCTGGTAAGCCCCAAAGGGCTCACCAGATTCATTCCACCGAATGCGGACCACTCTTGGTTCCCAGGAGATAAATCTCCTAGAACCATTGCGATCAACATTTGATGGAGCAAGTTCGATCGGAACGCGGATACCGCTATCTTGTGAGCCATTACGAGGGATTCTATTTCTGAATCTTCTCGGTAGTGACTCATACAAGACAGTAATGGTTCCTCTCAATGAGAGACCAGTATACGCGGACCAATCGTTCAGCGCATTTATGGCAACGACGCGATCCTGTGGAGTATCGAGTTTCTTTATGAAAACTGATCTAACTGGTTGACCATTAAGCCAATCAGCACCACAAGATTCACGGAAGGGACCATCGACGAATGTCTTTTGGACATTAGGGGTAAACCCGTATTGCTTTAAATACCTGATGACGTAACCGCTTGCCCACGAAGGGCAAGCAATATCATCACCAAATACAGCAACAACATGGGAATCACCAGACCTACCAAAAACATTTTGGCAAGCCTTCGATATAGCGGCAAACAAGATGGTTTGCAATGGGAATGTGAATCCACACCCCATTGTAGACATCATGTGTAGCCTTACCTGCGTACCACCAATATCAGTTGTTGGGGATCTTAAATCCATAAGTAGTTCATAGAACCACTCGGGAAGTAAGTCCTTACACAACTTTAGTGATATTGAATCGGAAGCAGACGAAAGATCGATTGTGGCAATTGAGCCATCTTTCGAACCTTCGTAAGCTAGTCGACGATTGACCTTAGGTTGGAGAGCCATATCAATTCCAAAGAATGATAAGCATCTCCTCTCTAAGATCGATGCAAGACCAAGTTGAAAGAACATATTCAACACAGGTTCAGCACAAATCATTCGACTTGTCGCGGTCGTCTTCGGGACGAAGATAGTCCTTGACCCTGGTACTACTAGGGGCTCTCCGTGGTTTTTGCGGCGGACTTGTTCCGCCTCACGCCAATTTGGGAGAGCATTAACTCGTAGCATGTACTCTTCATACAACACTGCACTTGAATGTGAAAGTGGAGAACTCCAAAGCTTCCCAAAGAGGGAAGTCCCGGAGGAACAAACATTCACACCAGGTCCAAGACGTCCCTCGTAAAAGAGATCGTCATAGGACTGGACCAAGAGCTCACCCCGAGGATGGAAGAAGGAATCAAGTAGTCTTCGGACTTCTCCGAAGACAACACGATCGATCTCCCATTCAAAGGAAGTCGAGTAAGCCGCACATTTAGCATTAGCTTCATGGAAGGTATACTCGGCGCAAAAGTCCGCGTCGAAACTATCTTTCGGAATTAACTTCCGAAGAATGTCTCGCTGCAAAGCATTTGCGACAAACTCTTGGTACGGATTATAAGTCCGTGCAAGATCAGTGGCCAAAGCATTGGCAAGG